ACCGCGCAAAATTCAGACACATTTAGTGTACGACACACTTCATCAGCAAGTAATAGTACCTCTGTGAATACTACACTAAATATTGGTGGTGTAAGTGATACTTATACGTCAACAACCGTTGCATCAGCAGATGTCACGCCGGATGCTGTTGATTGGCCTAATATAAATGTAGTTAATGGATCAGGCACTACTAATACAGCAACTAGAACTATTACCGGAATTAATGCAACAATTACGCTACGAGTAGTCACTACAAACGGTGGAGGAGATAACTTTAGTATACGACCTAATGTTGGTGGTTCTTTTGTAACTACAGCACAGCAGTCACCTGCAGATTTTACTTTTACAGTTTCTAATAATCAAGATGTTTACTTTTTCCTAGATACTGTTGATAGAACAGATGGACCAGGCACTGTAACCATTACTAACTCAAGTGATGGAGGTGCCGCAATAGATAGCTTTACCGTACTACTGGAGGTTGATTAATGAAAAAAATACCCGAAGATTATTTAGATGGATGCACTTATTTTCCAGATAAGTTTGGAAAAGTTGATCATACCATTATATGCCTAGCCCACGATGTGGATTACTGGTATAATAGAACGTTTTTAGAAAAAATCAAAGCAGACATAGAGTGGTTTGTTGGAATCAATCGTATTCATATTATTAATACATTACCTTGGAGAGTAGTAGCTTTTTTCGCTAGTTTTATAGGTTTTTTGGCTTTAAGTACGTTTGGTATTTATTTTTGGCTAAAAAGACCTAAATGGGATAACTTGTAACACAACAAAAGAGTTTTTGTTAAATTACAAGGAGTAGAATGAAAAAACAAGACTTAATAAACAAACTTATTGATTATGGGGATGCCATAGTAACGTATAGATCTGAACAGTCAAAGAAACTAAAATATAATGTGGTTACACTAGATTTTTCAACTCCATACATAAAAACAAAGAAAACTCACGCAAAAGAAAACAGCAACACAGTATTAACCTTTTCTTGGGATACAGATGCTTATAGGCTAATAAATGCACCTTTAGTAACATCAGTGGTTCCTCTAGAAAAGGTCTTAAAAAATGTATGACAGAATTATTTATGAAGATGAAACCTATCAATGGAGAGTAACAATTAATGTATTTCGCGATGTAGAATATTTTCACATGCGAAAATACATACTAGACTTTGAAGAAAAATGGGTTCCTATAAAAGAAGGCGTATGCTTTCCACTAGATCTAAGCAATATAACTGAGCTATTCACAGCGCTTGTAGAAATACTATCTTTAGCAGAAAGTAAGGATGTTATAGCTAAACACTTTTCACAAATTTTAAACGAAGTGTATAATAACTCTTGACTTTAGCTTATATTTATACTAATATAGCATTATGAACAGATACTTAGATAAACTTAGTAAATTATATTACGAAGGCAACCCTGCCGTTAGTGATGAGGAGTTTGACCGACTAGCTGAGAAGCATAATTATAATGCTGTAGGCGCTAGAGAAGGAAAAACTCCTCATTACTTTCGTATGTATAGTCTCCAAAAAGTGCATTTTGGAGAAGAAGAACCTGTACTTACTAACCCAGTTACTACACCAAAACTAGACGGAGCGGCTATCTCTGTACTTTATAGTGCTACGGAGTTTAAAACGCTACAAAACATTATTACTAGAGGCGATGGGGTAGTTGGCCAAGACATTACAAGTAAAATTTCTCATCTAGTGCCTCCAAGGCTTTTTGGTGGTACTGGTGGCATACAATTCAATTGTGAGGTTATAGCACCAAAGTCTATCCCAAATAGTAGAAACTATGCTTCTGGTGCCCTTAACCTAAAAGATGTATCAGAGGTTAAGCAGAGAGACCTAACAGTGGTTTGTTATGATGTGCTAGGAACAGAACTACCTACTTACCTAGAACGTTTGCACTACGCCAAAGATTGCGGATTTACTACTGTCCTTGATGGTATGGATAACTTTCCCCACGATGGAAAAGTTGTAAGAGAAGATAATATTAGCCTCTATGAAAAAGCAGGCTTTACATCGAAACACCCTAGAGCAGCCTACGCACTAAAACCCAAACCACAAACAGTAGTAACAAAGTTACTAGACGTAGAGTGGAATGTCGGCAGAAGTGGTGTAGTTGCCCCAGTAGCTATACTAGAGCCTGTACTTATTGGAGAAGCTACAGTTTCTAGAGCAACACTTCATAATATGGAATATATTAATAATCTTAATCTAGAAATAGGCTGCGACGTTGTTGTTGTAAGAAGTGGAGAAATTATTCCACGAATATTAGGAAGAGCGGATGAGCTACAATAATACCTCTTTTAATAACAACCCAGAAAAAGCTAATAGTCCAGGCATACTTTATCTAGTTGTACTAGTAAACAAATTAACACACGAAAGAGAGTGCTGTAAAATTGGTATAACAAAAGGAAAGTCTTGGAAGGATGCAGTAAAAAGATCTAGAGGTTTCAACGGGTATGAGTTGCGTATACAAAAAATTGTAGAAGGAACCTTACAGCAAGTATATAATCTAGAACAACATCTTCACGAAAAGTATAAAAGTTACAAAGTTACTCCAAGCCAAGATTTTGGTGGTAAAACAGAGTGTTTTGATATGTATATTTTAAAGTCAGTATTAAAAGATCTAAGGGAGCTAAACAATGATCTATCTAGTTTCAGTTAAAACAAGACAAACTGAAATTTATGCAGTAGAGGCACAAACTGAAATGGAGGCTTTAGGAAAAATCAATAATGAATCTGTTCCTATTGAATCTAATACAGTAAAGAAAAAAGCGGAAGTTCTTATGCCGCTTACAGAAGACCAATTTATTACTTATGGCAAGTCTAAATTTCCAGAAGGTTGGTCAGAAGACTTAATTGCTCTTATGGTGGAACGATGAAACTTTGGAAACACTCTGCAACACTTTCACAGCTAAACATTATTATCGATAGAATTATTGTGTTTAGAGGAAAACTACTAGAAGTAAACAATGCAGGATCTACTTTTATTGTATCCTATCTCAGTAAAGAAAGACTTATATGACAGTAAAACTTATAGGAATTACTCAGCCTAGAGAAGTTCCCTGCACTTCGGCAGAAGACCTTATCTCATATGCCGCTAGAGTAAGTAATCCAAGTAATCAAGCCAACACAAAAACATCGTCTAGACTGTTGCGATACTTAATTAGGGAGGCTCACTGGTCTCCTTTTGAGATGGTGCATGTTCTTATGGAAATTACCACAACTAGAGATATCTCTAGACAAATGTTAAGGCACAGGTCTTTTTCTTTTCAAGAATTTAGCCAGCGATATGCAGAGTCTGAAAACTTTATTACCAATAGAGAGGCTAGGCTTCAAGACACTGAAAACCGGCAAAACTCTATTGAAATTAACGACAAGCACTTTCAAATAGAGTTTGAACGTGCACAGTCACGCACACTTAAATTTGCTAAAGAAAACTACAAGTGGGCATTAAAGCAAGGCATCGCAAAAGAGCAAGCTAGAGCACTACTTCCCGAAGGCTTAACAGAAACAACACTGTACATGTCAGGATCATTGAGAAGCTGGATACACTTCGTAGACCTGCGAGCAGGCAATGGAACTCAAAAGGAACACATGATAATTGCCGAAAAATGTAAAGAAATATTAGCTAGAGAATTTACATTTTTAGAAGATTATTGGGATCTAAAGTAGTACCTTAGAAAAATTGTTCTTGACTTTTCTTGGTTAAAAGAGTATACTATATAAACAATACAGAGATAAATATGAAGATTGTACCTCCTACAAATTGCCCATCATGTGGACATACCTTAGTACTAGAAAATAATATACTGTACTGTAGAGGTATATCTTGTAAACAACAAAAGTACAAGACAATCGAAAATTTTGCTAAGGCAATGAAAATCTTAGGGCTTGGCCCAGCTTCTATCAAAAAGTTAGACTTTACCGACATTAGTGATATTTATATTAGCGAGAAAAGTTACTTTATTGAGAGGCTAGGTACAGCTCTTGGTGAAAAACTGTATACAAATATACAACAATCTAAAGATGCATCATTAAATAAAATAATTGCATCAATGGGTATACCATTAGTAGGCAAGACAGCAGCAGATAAAATTTGCTCAAAAGTTTCTAATATTTATGAAATAACAGAAGATTTAGTTAGAGAAACGCTTGGGCCAAAATCTGCTGATAACTTTATAACGTGGTTAAACTCAGACAGTTGGGTAAATCTTCCATTTCAATTTATTTCAGAAAAACCTGTTGAAGGTAAATCTGTTTGTATATCTGGAAAACTAAAGTCTTTCAAGACTAAAGCCCAAGCTGCCTCTTATTTAAAAGATAAAGGTTATGTTGTTACTTCTAGTGTAACAAAAAATACTGATATCCTAGTAAATGAATCAGGTCTTGAAAGCGAAAAAACTAAGAAAGCCCGTGCCAATGGCACACAAATCATAACTAATATAATGGAGTTAGAATGAATAAACTACCCAAGTGGGATGAAGCACGTACTTCTGAGCTAGAAACTTTCGTAGGTTCAGAAGATCCTGTATCCCTGCAAACTGTTGCACAAGCAGCAGACAACCTAAACACAACGACTCGTTCTGTTGCATCAAAACTTCGTAAGATGGGTTACGATGTAGAAAAGGTTGCTAACGCAAACTCAAAGTCTTTTACTGATTACCAGGAAGACACACTGCGCGCATATCTTGAAAACAATAGTGGAGATTACACTTTTGCCGAGATTGCAGAAGTTTTTGAAGATGGCCAGTTTACTGCAAAGCAGCTACAAGGCAAAATCTTGTCTATGGAGCTAACAGAGCACGTAAAGCCAGCTGAAAAGAAAGAGTATAAGCGTACCTACAGCGAAGAAGCACAGGAAACATTTATCCAAATGGCTAATGATGGTGCACAGATTGAAGAGATTGCCGAAGCACTAGGTTATACTGTTGCTTCTGTACGAGGAAAAGCCCTTTCTCTTCTTCGCAGTGGTGAGATTTCAGCAATTCCTTCCTCTAACAAAGTAGCAAAAGCTGTAGATGCTTTTCAAGGTCTAGACATTGAAAGCATGACTGTTGAAGAGATTGCAAACGAGATTGATCGTTCACCTCGTGGTGTAAAAACAATGCTAACACGCCGTGGTCGCTCTGCTGTAGACTATGACGGAGCCGCTCGCCGTGAAAAAGCAGCTCGTGTAGCAGCTCAGTAATTCTAGTAATTAGAGGTTTTAAAACGGGGTGTATCTAATACATCCCGTTTTTTAGTGGAGAAACAAATTGGACCTTGCAAGTGCTTTATTAAAACAAATTATAGCTCAGCAAGACCTTATTGCCTGGACTTCACTGAGAAGAAATTACCTGCCCTCTGAATACTCTGAAGTATACGATAAAGTAAATTCATTTGTAGACAGATTCAATAAAATCCCTAGCTTTGAAGAACTAAAGTTTGATAGCAAGGGAAAGCGCTTACAGCAAAAAATATCTATTATTGAGCAAGTAGATGTTGAAGCTGACGCAGAAATGCTGTTAGAGTTTCTTAAATCTGACTATGCTCAAGAAGTTACTTTTACTAATATAGAAAAGTTGCTAAACAACTCTTCCGCTTTTGAAAGAGTTGATGATACTATAGAACATCTCCAGGGAATGATCGTAGACCTAGAGAACAAAATTGATATTGATACTGACCAAGAAAGTATGCAAACAATTGAGCTTTTCGAAACTGAAGAATTACTAGAAGGACGACTGGCTTTAGGACTAAACGCAGCATTCGACGAAAATATTACGTTTAGTCAAGAAGACCTTATTATGATAGGAGGCCGTAGAGGCTCTGGTAAATCATTGGTGTGCAGCAATCTAGCCGCTAGTACGTACAATAATAATCAGTCGTCTATTTATTTCACAATCGAGATGAATCAAAGGGAAATCCTACAAAGGATTGCTTCTATTGGAGCAGGAGTATCTCATTATAGGCTAAAAAATAGAACCCTGTCAACTGATGAGATTCAAAAACTAGCTAAATGGTGGGCAGGTAGATACGAAGGTGGCTTAGAGGTTTATAGTAACGAATATAATCTTAGTATGCCTTTTGATGAATTACACCAGAAATTAAAAAGATTACCCCTAAGAGATAAGCGATTTGATATTGTCTACGACCCTGAACTTACAATCTCAAAGATTCGATCAGAGCTTGAGAGAAAAGTTAATTTAATCGAGCCTAAGATTATTATTGTAGACTATATTAACCAGATTAAAATTACAAAGTTTTCCAACAAAAAAGGTCAGTATGATTGGGACCAACAAATTGAGGTTGCTAAGTTTCTAAAAACTATGGCACAAAAGTATAAAGTGCCAGTGCTATCGCCTTACCAGATTGACAACTCTGGGGAAGCTAGGTTTTCAAAAGGGATCCTAGACTCTGCAGATTGTGCATTTACTCTAGATCCTCACACTAAGGAAGACAAGTGCATGACGTTTAACTGCTCTAAAATGAGAGCATACCCTGAAACAGACTTCACATCCTTTATGGATTGGGAGACTTTAAAGATAGGGCCGGAGTCTGCAATTGTCCCTAGCGAGGATGCTGTCGAAGAAGAAGTCGATGATATGCCTTGGTAATAGTTCTTGACTTTATATTGAATATATTATATATTATTAGGTAGGAAAATGACAGTCGAAGAGTTACTTGAAAAGCAAAAGATCTACTATAAAAATAGTGGAAAAGATATTGTAATTAGGTGTATAAACCCAGAGCACGATGACACCAACCCATCTATGCGTATAGATAAGGTTACCGGTGTTTATCACTGCTTTTCTTGTGGCTACAAAGGAAACCTGTTTAATAAGTTTAACATTGTTACATCTAGAATACAGCAACGAAGACAAAAGCTATTGCAAACCTTAGCTGATATTAAACTAGAGAATGTTGGCTTAAAACTGCCAGAAAATGCTATATACTTTGAAGATAAGTATCGTAATATTTCTTCTACAACGTATAAAACTTTCAAGGCATTTACACACGAAGAGTTTGAAAACAGGCTAGTCTTTCCTATATATGATATTACCAATAAAATTACAGCATTTATTGGTAGATCTTTAGATGAATTTGCTAAGCCAAAGTATATGATATACCCACGACATGTACAGTTACCTTTGTTTCCTCTTTATCACAAGCCTAAGCAAGGTAGCATCATATTGGTGGAAGGCATATTTGATATGTTAAATCTATACGATAAAGGCGTTACTAACGTAATGTGCACATTCGGCACCTCTACAGTAACTGAAGAAAAGCTAAGACTACTAAGTTTGATAGGTTGCACTAAACTTTACACGTTTTTTGACGGAGATGAAGCAGGCCAACAAGGTGCAAAAAAAGTAGGTGAATTAGCCAAAGAACAGGGCTTCGAAGTGGTAAATATCTATTTTAGGGATAGAGACCCAGGAAGTCTAAGCAGCAAACAGATAAACAAGGTTATAGAAATAAAATGCCCAGAGTACTCTTAGTAGAAAGTAAACCTTCTAGAAATAAATTTGATAGCTTTACTTTTGAATATGATCGTATTAGCTTGACTAGTGATCCTAATGTCAAGAAATTACTAAAAAAGCATGTAGAAATTGATACGAGCATTGCTGATGAGTATGATTGGGTTGTTTTGGTTGGTTCAGAGCCTTTCAAGTTTTTTACTAGCAAAACATCTGTTACTGAATATGCCGGTAAGGTAGTAAATGAAAAGTTTATTGCTACTATTAACCCAGGAATGCTTGCTTTTAAACCAGAAGCTAAAAAAGTTTGGGACAAGTCTGTAGAATCTATTAACTCTTACGTATCAGGGAAGAAATCTCACAAAGGATATGACAAATCAAAATTTAAAGGTATCAACACCAAACCAGAGGCAATGGAGTTTATTGAAAGCGTACGAAGAGCCCCGTACCCTTACTGTGCATTGGACAGTGAAACTACGGCGCTTTATCCTCGCAATGGTTATATACTTGGTATTAGTTTGTGCGGTGAGCCTGATACTGGTGCTTATATCGACGCAGATTGTATTGACGAAGAAGTTGCCAGCCTTTTACAAAAACTTTTTAGAGAAAAGGCCGTTGTCTTTCACAATGCTAAGTTTGACCTCGCTTTCTTTGAATATCATTTTAATTTTGAGTTTCCTGTTGTAGAAGATACTATGCTTTTACACTATGCCTTAGACGAGCGTCCTGGTACTCATGGGCTAAAGCAGCTAGCGCTTCAATACACAGAGTATGGCGACTACGAAGAAGAGCTATACAAGTGGATTGAAGAGTATAAAAAGAAGCATGGTATTTTAAAAAGCGAATTTAGCTGGGAATTTATACCCTTTGACGTAATGGTAGAATATGCAGCCATTGACGCCTGTGTTACTTTTATATTGTATAATAAATTTAAACGTGCAGTAGAAAAAAGTGATAAGCTAAATAAGTTATACACAGAGATTCTTATCCCAGGTATGCGATTCTTGACCAAAATTCAGGATAATGGTGTGCCTTTTGACAAGGAAAGACTGCAGCTAGCGCAAGTAACTATGCAGGAACGTATTAATGCGCAAACCGAGGCGTTATATTCTCATAAAGAAGTAGCCGAGTTTGAAAAAGTACGTGGAGAGCCTATTAACCCTAACTCAGTGCAACAGCTACGGTCGCTTTTATTCGACTATCTAAACCTAGAGCGCACAGGCATTATGACAGGTACAGGTGCTGACTCTACTAATGCAGAAGCTCTAGAGCTATTAGCAGAGCAACATCCAGTACCTAGTATTATCTTAAATATTCGTAAGGATTCTAAGATTAAAAATACTTATCTAGATAAGATTATTCCACAGCTTGATAGAGATTGTAGGCTGCGTACTAACTTTAATCTGCACGGTACTACATCAGGTAGACTTTCTTCTAGTGGTAAGCTAAATATGCAGCAATTGCCACGCGACAATCCGGCTGTTAAGGGTTGTATCAAGGCTAGAGACGGTTACAAGATTGTATCTATGGACCTTACAACCGCTGAGGTTTATATTGCCGCAGTTTTATCTTATGATAAAGAACTAATGTCAGTATTTCAAGAAGGAGGAAACTTTCACAGCTCTATTGCTAAAAAAGTCTTTGCACTTCCATGCAATGTAGAAGATGTTGCAGAGTTTTACCCAGACAAAAGGCAAGCAGCAAAAGCTGTAACATTTGGAATTCTTTATGGTGCAGGAGCTAACAAAATCTCTGCACAAGTAACAAAAGATTCCGGCAGCTACTTTTCAAAGCGAGAAGCACAAGAAGTAATTAATGAATACTTTGGAACTTTTCGTAGTTTGAAACGTTGGCTAGAGAAGTCAGAAAAATTCATCTTAACTAACGGTTTTGTTTATAGCCGTTTTGGAAGAAAACGACGGCTTAGAAACATAACTAGTGACAATCCTGGTATTGTCGCTCATGAAGTAAGAAGTGGTATTAACTTCTTAATTCAATCTCCTGCTTCAGATATCAACCTACTAGGTGCAATCGAGATGCAGGATTACATTGAAAAATCTAATCTTGATTCTAAAATCTTTGCACTAGTACATGACTCTGTACTTGCAGAAGTAAAAGAGGATCAAGTAGATACTTACTCAGAAGCATTAAATAAATTTATCCAAAAAGATAGAGGACTGAGTATTCCCGGCTGTCCTATTGGAACAGACTTTGAGGTAGGTGATGACTATTCCTTTGGAAAATTTGAAAAGCTATACCTACACAACAATTGATAATGCTTCTGAGATAGAATTTCCTGTATATCATATAGAAGACGAGCCCTTAGTTATTGATGGTATTGTTTTTGTAGAGGGCAAGGCAATTGATGACAGGAATGTAAATAGTAGAACATTAGGAGCAAGGAGACTTCAATCTCCGGTAAAGTTGAGCAAGCTAAAAAAATGTTATTTAGACATTATTGCGTTAATAAAGCACAACAAATCCTATATAAGTTGGTACATAGACAGATCAGGCAAAATTATAAAATATCAAAAAACCAGAAATGAAAAACTAATCTGCCATAGAATAACAAAAATACTACATAAAGACACGTATTCTCTGGTGCTAGCAGAAGGTTTGAATTTTGGGTTGGAGTTTCCAAACCCTCCAATAGGCAGTTACATACAAATGCTGTACTATAAAGGACTTCCTTGGAAACCCTACGAAATATGTAGAGAGCCTGCGGCCAACTCTCATAAGAAAGTTTAATGTCTCAGAAAAAACCAAGTATAATGGGCTTAAAGCCCCTTAATGCCCCTCAAGCAAAAGTACTAAAAAGCAATAAAAATTTAGTTATTTATGGCGCAGCAGGCACAGGAAAGTCTTTACTAGCCGTGTATAAAGCAATGAAAGCCATTGAACGAGACGACGTAGATAAGCTACTTATAGTAAGAAGTGCTGTTCCTACTAGAGATGTGGGATATTTACCTGGATCACTAGAGGATAAGGTAAAAGTTTATGAAACTCCTTACGAAGAAATATTTAGCTTTCTCTACGATGATAACCAAGCATACAGACTATTTAAAAATAAGTTTAAGCAAGTAGAATTTATGACCTCTTCATACGTTAGAGGAATAACGCTAGAAGACTGTCATATTATAGTAGATGAATTCCAAAACATGAGTTTTCATGAGCTTGATTCTATTATAACAAGATTAGGAGAAAACTGTAAGATTAGCTTCTGTGGAGACGCTAGGCAAACAGATTTAAAAAACTCTGAAATTGATAAATTTTTACGTATTATTGACAATATGCCAGAATACTTTGATACAGTAGAGTTTAAGGTTGAACACATTGTACGAAGTGGCATAGTAAAAGAATATCTAACAGTGAAACAAGAACTTTATGGCTAAAGCTATTATAACAAATAGAATCTTCTTGGACAACGATTTTGAGGTTAGACAAAAGTTACTGCAGGAGCTTACCTATAAAATACCTAATTATAGGCCAGAGCTTCCGCCAAAAGTAATTACTAATCTCAGAATCGTTAATGAGAAACTGCTAGCCATTCCTAGTGGTAGAACAGATCTTATACCTGCTCATTATGAAGTAGAAGATCGTCGGAACACTGTTCCTGTAGACTTTCCAGAGTTTAAATTTACTTTGAGGGAGTCACAAAAACTAGTGTATGATCAAGTAAATTCTGACTGTTTTATTAATGCTTGGACTTCTTGGGGTAAAACATTTACAGGACTAGCAATAGCTGGTAAACTAGGTCAAAAAACTTTGATTATCGTCCATACTCTTACGTTAAGAGATCAGTGGGCAAAAGAAGTAGAAAAGGTCTACGGTTTTACCCCATCAATTATTGGATCTGGAAATTTCGATATATCAAAACCTATTACAATTGCTAATATACAGACTCTAACTAGAAGAAATAAGTCTTTGTATAATAAAGAGTTTGGAACAGTAATAGTTGATGAATGTCATCATATACCTGCTGTGTCATTTTCAAAGGTATTAGATAGTATCGACGCAAGATATAAAATAGGGTTGTCTGCTTCTAACACTAGAAAAGATGGTCTTCATATATTATTTCCAGATTTTTTTAGTATTAAAAAGTTTAGTCCTCCAAAAGAAAACTTTATGAAACCATCAATTCATAGGGTAAAATTACCTTTTAGAGTAGCAGACGGTATACAAACCTGGGCGCAAAAAATTAATGATCTTGCCTATAATCCAGATTACCAAAAAATACTGGCTCTTACAGCGGCTAGTTATGCCTCAAAAGGGCACAAGGTACTAGTGGTAGGTTCTAGAACTAAACTTTTGGAAAGAGCGTCTGAACTAACGCCTAATAGTGTTTGTGTGGTAGGATCAACTAAAGATAGAGCTGAAAAAATACAAAAAGTACTAGATAATAAAGCTAAGGTACTTTATGGTAGTACGAATATTTTTTCTGAAGGTATATCGGTAAATAATCTAAGCTGTTTAGTGCTAGGCACACCCATGAATAATGAGCCGCTACTAGAACAACTTATAGGCAGGGTTATTCGTAAGGCTGAAGATAAGTTAGACCCGGTAGTGGTAGACCTATTACTTGACGGAAAAACTGTCAGAAAGCAAGAACAACTCAGAAAAGGTTACTATATTAAGCAAGGCTACAAGATAAAAGATCTTTAAAAAAATTTTCTTGACTTGCACAGTAAAGTGTGGTACTATATGATTCTGTTTGATTGGAATAAAGTTAAAAGTAGAGCAAGAAGAAGCAAAAAAGATACTATATTAATTATATCTTCTATTACATGGCCCTACACTTTACCAACAAAAAGACAGAGAAGACTTAATAGATTCTATGATGAGGAGTTTCAAGGCATATCTTTCTTGCTAAATCCAGAAGAGCTTCTGGAATCAAGAAACTTGTCAAACTATAAAATTGTAGAATATATCACTTTAGCAGCTAGAAGGTCTCTTGCAGACTATCTATATTGCAAAGAAAAAACGCTAGATTGTAGGCTAGCTCCTTTTTTACCTACAAACAACGAGCTACTAACAATAAAAAACGACAAAATACATTTTGCATTTGAATAAGGAAAAATAATGGCACTTTCATTTAACCAAGTTAAAGGCGAAGCCCCTAAACGAGAAAAAACTCCAAGTTACAAAATGATGCCTGGAGAAAATAAGGTTCGCCTTTTTGGTGGTGTACTGGCACGATATATTTACTGGGTTCCCAATAAAGATGGAGCTAAGTCTCCAGTAGAATGCCTAGCATTTAATCGTGATGAGGAAAAGTTTGACAACGTAGAGACAGATTGGGTAAAAGAATACTACCCAGACCTGACCCCAGAGTGGGCTTACGCAAGTCTTTGCTTGGATCTAAAAGACAATACTGTAAAGATCTTTAACCACAAGCGCAAGCTGTTTGGTACAATTGTAGACATGGTTGAAGATCTTGGTGACCCTGCTGATGTAGAAAAAGGCTGGGATCTTGTATTTAGCCGCGATAAAACTGGACCAAAGGTTTACAACGTGGAATACAATGTAAAACAGCTACGCTGCAAAAATCGAGCTTTATCAGAAGATGAGCTAGCTGTGGTTAACGCCAGCCCTTCAATTGATGAGATCTTGCGTCGGCCACCAGCAGAAGATATCAAAAAGTATCTAGACGAGCTACGAAGCGGTTCAGGGGCGTCAGAAGATATTGACGATGAAATCCCAGACGACTTTCAGTAATTAACGACAAAACAGGGGTGGGACAGTAGTTCCGCCCCTACTCCTATAGGAGGAAACATGATACTATTTACTGCTGACTGGCACATTAAACTTGGTCAGAAAAACGTGCCAGTAGAGTGGGCGCTTAATAGGTACAAAATGTTTTTAGACCAAATAAAAAACATAGAGTACGATATACATATTGTAGGCGGGGATGTTTTTGATAGAATGCCTTCTCTAGCCGAATTAGGAGTTTACTTTGACTTTTTATCTCAAGTGGACTCTACAACAATTATTTATGATGGAAATCATGAAGCAACTAAGAAAAATAAAACATTTTTTGATTTACTAAAAGGAGTAAGCCAAGACATATCATCAGAAGTAGA